AGTTTGTAACCTTCCCTGATGAAATCATGGAAGAACTGGGTTGGGTTGAGGGCGATATCCTTGAGTGGAACATGAAAGGCGACGGAATTGTTCTAACCAAACTCAACAATCCAGCCGGATACGAAGTTATAGAAGAGTAAAATAAAAAGATCGAGCGAATAGATCATGTATTACGGCGGTGAGGTAAACGTCCCCGGTGCTCCAGGGAATCTTGGCAACATGGCCGGTGGTCCTAGTTTTGATATTCGCCGAGGCGCTGGTGCGCTTGGTGGCCGTTCTGGTGAACAGCTGCGGCGTCTTTATGAAGGCGGTACGCAACAGAATGAGAAGTTAAATGAAGAGCTTCGTCAGCGTGGGATTATGCCCGGCGGTCCTCAGCTTCCCTTAGCAGGCATCCCTGGATCTAGTAATCTCCCTGGTGCTGTCGGCAACATGCAAGGCATTGCTAATGCAGGCTTCTTTGGTGGCCCGCAGTTCAATCAACCTGGTAATGTAAGCCTGCCTGCCGGATTCCAAAACAAAATGGTTTCCTGATGGCACAAGACGACTCCAAGTACACAAAGCCTGGCTTGCGTGAGCGCATCAAAAAGCGCATCATGGCTGGTTCCAAGGGCGGTAAGCCTGGTCAGTGGTCTGCCCGCAAAGCTCAGATGGTTGCCTCTGAGTACAAAGAAAAAGGTGGCGGCTATAAAGGTGGAGAGGGCAAGAAGCAAAAAGCCCTGAAGAAATGGGGTAAAGAAAAGTGGATGACCAAAGACGAGTACGAAAAGCGCAAGAAGGCACGTAACGCAGCCAAGAAATATAAGGACAGTAAGTAATGGCAGACAAGGCAATCCAAAAGGACGGTTCCACCAAGCGCTACTTGCCTGAAAAGGCATGGGCGTCTTTATCCAAGGAAGAAAGGGAGGAAACCGATGCCAAAAAACGAGCCGGAAGCCGAGAGGGAAAACAGTTTGTCGCCAACACCGAAAAAGCAAAAAAAGCGGGGCGGGCGGCACGGCGTTACAAAAACAAAAAAGCTGGTTAAACGAGCCCTTAAAAACGCAGAGCTGTACACACCTGCTGAAATCCAGTATTTCAAAAAGTGGCTCGGATATAAGAAGCGGGAGAAGACTGCTAAGATCAATAAAGACAAATAGGAAAATAGTTGGATGGCTGTAGACGCTAAAGCCAGACTGAAAGAAATTATTGATTCCTATCTGGACAAAGATGGGGGCGCCCATATTGACACGGGCATCGTTGCGTCTCACCTTGCCCAAATGAAGTTGTTCGGCATCCGGCAGGGTGTCGAGTTCTTTCCTGCACAAGATAATTTCGGTAGTCAGCGCAAGGACTTCATCGATCGCGTAATCAAATACAACCAGCTTGATACCCGCTTAGATTCCATCTGGGACTATTTTCTGTGTGATGGCCAGGGGATGTTTTACATCCGTCCCACACAAAACAACTACAGACTCTATTACTTCCGTCGTCACGAGTACCGCAGCTTCTACAACATCGACGGCGAGCTAGACGAAGTCGTCATCATCTACAGCTATAAGGTCCGCCAGGGACTTGGTTATCAACAAGATATTGAATCCAACACAATTAGTGGGCCTGCCGGGATGGGCCGTGGTGGAATCAAGCGTTATATCCGCCTTTCCATCAAACGGAAGACCATCGAAGAAACTCACTCAGAAGGTGAGATTTCTTTTGACACGAACTACCAAGCCATCCAAGGCAAAACTAAAACGTTCAAAAATTCACTAGGCTTCATTCCTTGTGTTGAAATCTTCAACAATGCCAAGGGCTTCTCTGCAGAAGGCGTTGGTGAATTCGATGCGTTAGCGAACCATATTTGCACGCATGATGACATGATCCGCACGATGCGGAAGAACGTAACCTTCTTTGGGAATCCTACGCTACTTTCTTCCCGTCCAAAAACTGATTTAATGGAATCAGGTGGAGATGCTGTTGTTCAGCGTCCTTCCATCGCAGCTAGCTCAGGTTTTGCTGGTCCAGGTGCTTTAAGCCAGTCACGTTTTAAATCAGACCCGATCTCCCGTGGTGCTGATGGCCAGATCCGAGTTCCGCGAGTCATCGCGAACTTAGAACCAAATGACCGGGTTGGTTACATCGTTCCTGATGCAATCACTGGTGACCAAAACTCTTTCGCTCGACAATATAGGGAAGAAATTCGTACTGCTCTTGGCGGTGTGGATGAGCTGTCGATTTCTGCTGGTGTTACTGCAACTGAGTACAAGTCCTTATTTGGGCGGGTTGCCGCGACATCTAAGAAGAAGGCCAGTTCCCTCTATACATACGGAATCTGTCGTTGTCTCGAACTGATCATCTTCCAGGAAGAGAAGCTGTTCCGTGAAAGTCTGGCAGCTGCGGCAGGTTTAGAAAAGCCTCTCGAGCTTCCAGAGACAGCAAATTCTGTGGACATTGCTGCTTATGAAGAAGCAATGGACATGTTCGAGGAACAGGTTAAGCAGCTGATGTTGGCTTGCTTGGAAACCCAACAGATTCCTCCCGGTGTTTTCGGTTTGATTCCTGATGGTGACGTCACTATTCAGTGGCGTTGGATGGGTCCGGTCTACGAAGATTCCACCCAAGATGTGTTAAATAACTCCATTGTTGTAAGAAATCTGCAAGAATTAGGTGTTGATAGCATTGAGGCACTGAAATACCTCTTCCCATCAAAAACGGATGAGGAAAGGGCCGCGATGCTATCGGGGTTCCCGTTCAGGATGGTGAACGAATTACAGAGTGCATACTCTCAATTTGCTCGCCTCGTGGGGGGAATGATGCAGACCCCTCATCCGCAATCACCGGACTTACCGATGGCTGCGGATCCCCGATTGGATTTAACCCCATATCTGTATCGCACCTTAGAAGCCTTACAAAAGGAGATGAGTTATGCAGGACGCTACCGTCCAATCGACCCCACAGACGAGCCAAGCACCGTCAGCCGTCGCTCCGAGCAGCTACGTGGTGGCAGCACCGGCGGCAGCTCCGGCACCGGCAGCCCAAGCTCCGGCTCCGGTGGCTTATCAGGTGGGTACGAGCTACCCCCAAGCGGTACCTCAGGCAGCCCCCAGCTTCCAATCAGCCCCTACGCAGTACGCCCCCCAATCCCAACCGGAGGCGCAGAACAGCCCCTGGGAATCGGCGTTCAACAAAGTGGTGGGGCTGCTGAGTCAACCAGTCCAATCCCCGTTCCAGGCTCAACCGTCTCAAGCGCCGACAGCGTTTACCCCGGCGAACTTCGGACAACAGAGCGCCCCGGCTACGCAACAATCGGTTCCCCAGACCTGGTCTCCCAGCCAGGAATCCTCGCCCAGCTCTTCCCAAACCTCCTCGAATCTCTCCTTGGAGCAGGTGGCGGATCTGGTGGGGATGAGCGCCGAGAGCCGTCAGGTGATGGACGCGTTCGGAATCGAGGCTCCCGCTCTTCTGAACAACTACGCCGTCCAACTGGAAGGAATGGTGGACAGCGCCGTTCAGTGGGGAAACAAGGCCGCTGAAACCATTAAGGGTTACGCCGATTTCGCTGTTAATGAGCACCAGGAAAACCTGGCCTACAACGAAATTCTGACCAACCCCGACGTCCTCAGCGACTACACCCTGAAGTTCTTTGGTCCCGAAGGTCCGTACCCCGTGTACGAGAGCGAAGGCGAACTGGAAACCAAGGGTTATCCCACCGCTCCCGTCCAGCAGAATGCAATGGCCCAACTCGGCCAAATGCCTGCCCCTCCCCAGGCGGAAGCCCCTCAAGCACCCGAGAATTTCTGGGGTACTTTCAGCGAGCAAATGGCCCGTGATCCCCAGAATGCCTGGCGGACTCTGAACCAGGCTCAACCTCAAACCGTTGCAAACAAACTGTTTGTGATGGAGTGATAGTAAGTCGGTGATTGAATAAATTACCGACTGCTAAAATTTGTGTTAGATAAGACATCTAAATGTCTGAATCTTTCATCCGCTAAACATTTCCCTGAGACACTGGAGGATAAACCAAAGTGTTCATTGATAACGATTTTCCAAAGATTCTTGGTGCGGAACTTTACCGTCCCCACCCGGCATACATCGCGGAAATGGCGGTTGAGCCCGTGGTCGTCCACGACTTCACCCGTCAACCCGGCCAAACTGTTCAGTTAGACCGCTACAAGTTCTGGGGAACCCCTGGTACCAAGGACAGCCGCGAGCGTATTGCTGATCAGACCATCGGTACCGCCAACAGCCGCAACATCACCAAGGAGAAGGTGTTGGTTGTGCTGAAGGAGTACACCGGTCCTGCAGACCCGGGCGATGCCACCCAGCCCAGCACCTTCAAGATTGCTCGTGAAACCCTGGTTACCGCCCAGCGCCTGCTGCTGGATTCCGGCAACCTGAACATGTTCCACCAGAGCATCGGTTCCCTGACCCTGCTCGACGACTATCGCCGTTGGCGCGATCGCGTCTTCATTGACGAACTGTCCAAGGCTGAGGCCAACGGTGCAGCTTCTACCTCCCAGGGTGGTTACTACTTCGCTGGCGGCAAGGAAAAGGATGCCTCCGGTCGCGTTTCTTATACCAGTGGTGAGTATGGCAACCAGGTCCAGCAGTTCTCTGTTAAGACCGACCTGCTGACCGTCGTTAAGGACCTGCGTAAGCGCAACGTTCCTACCTACGCCGATGGTCTGTACCGCGCCATCGTGGACCCCACCTTCATGATGCATCTGCGTCGTGACAGCGACTTCCGCGAGATCGCACGTTACGCCGGTAACCCCGGTCAGGGCATGTACATGGGCAACCCCATGATGCCCAACAACGCCAGCTTCTACATGGGTCCCCAGGCTGGTCAGGCCTACTTCCTGGCTGGTGAGCCTGTGATGCCTACTGGCGTCCAGTTCGAAGGTGTGAAATTCTTCGAATCCACCAACTTCCCGACCAAGAACGTCACCGCTTCCTTCGACGACGGCAGCACCTACGCCTCCAAAGAGGTTGCTCAAGGTTACTTCTTCGGTCCCCAGTCCATCGGTGTTGGCATCGGCGGCCCTAACGCCCAGGTGCTGATCAACAACAACGATGACTTCAGCCGCTTCATCATCCTGATCTGGCAACTGTACGCTGGCTTCGAGATCCTCAACAAGGACTTCGTTACCACCGGCTTCAGCTTCGTCGAGGACGACGGCACGATCTGATCCTTATAAATAAACAATAAAAACCTTGGAGAGATAAATGACTTATTTGTCGGCTAAAAAGATCTACCCGGGCAACTGGGCAGAGCCCCTAAACGGTTGGTACAAAAATATTGATACCAACGACAGCGGTAGCAACGACAAAACCAAGGGCGGCCCCACTTCGGTGTTGGCCGTTCCTGGTTATCGTTACTTCCAACAACGCGGTTATGTGTCCGTGCCTTCGGCTTCGGGTACCGCTATTACCGCTACCGGTAACGTGATCGTCCCTTCCCCCTATCGGAACGACGACACCCGCACCGACATCACCGGCATGGTGATCTCTGGCAGCAGCACCATCCCTGCTTACGTTTATCGCGCCACCCTTTCCGTGGCATCTGGCTGGGGTGATGGCCGCGTTGCTTCCGGCGTCTACGCCGCTACCGGCAACGTGCTCACCTTCTGCCGCGACAGCAGCGGCCCCGTGGCTTCCACTGGTGTTGGTGAAGCTGTGGCTCAGGCCAACCTGACCTCCACCACCTCTGGTTCCCAGGCTGGCGAAATCTACTTCGCTGGTGGCTCCGCTGCTTACAGCACCCAGCCCTACCTGACCGCTACCGGCGCAGCTGGTGTTAGCAGCGGTGTGGTCTACAAGCAGGTTACTGCTTCCACCACCTTCAAGGTGTTCGCTCGCGGTACCGTGACCGGCACCACCACCTCTGGCGGTTACTACATCTCCAGCGGTGACGCAGCTGCTAACCGCGTTGGCTACCTGGTGACCGAGGTCTGCTACCTGCAGCCCGACGAGGCACCTGGCTACGAGGATATTGAAGCTTATATCCCTGCCCGCACTGTTAGCTGATTAGGGTAAACTAGGACCAGAAAATATCTTCTGGTCCTTATGCTTTATCAGCACAAAAAGACAGGAACGCGAGTAAAGATCGTTAGTGAGTTTGATAACGGCGAATGGTTCATGGTCCAAGACCAGGACGATCGCATCTTCACTGCTTACAAAAGCGAGCTTACTGAAGACGAATCTGCTACCAAAAAGGTTAAAACCCTTCAGGTAAAAGACAAAGCAGCAAAGGAAGAACCCCGTACCTTCCCGCCTGATACTCGCCTCAATATCAATGGGGCGACTGCGCAAATGATCGCAGATCACATTAAAGGCATCGGCCTTAAAACCGCCAGGGAAATCAAAGATCTCCAGATGTCTTTATCGGGTGAAAGATTCAACAGTCTCGATCAACTAAAACAGATCAAGCGGGTTGATTGGGATTCTGTAATTGCTGCTGATTTAATTCGAGTGTAAGGCTTCTACCCCGGGAAACCGGGGTTTTTGCTTTTAGAATAAAAATAAAAATAATGTCGAACATAATCTCGCTAGGTAGAATAGCTCGCCCAGGAGAGGATATATTTCCTACAACTGGGCCGCACTTAGACGTGCGTGTAAAGCCTCTTTACGGCGAGCAGAAGGGGCAATATATCGATCCAACGACAAGGCCCAACCTTCTACAAAACATTCTTGTTGGCCCTAACCAAACGCCGTTGTACCAGCAGCAGGAAGGCGGCTTCAAATCCAACTATCGCATCACATCTGGTTTTGGTAAGCGCAAGGCACCTACTAAAGGTGCTTCGACTATTCACAGGGGCAGTGATTTCGGAATAGGACCAGAGATACTCGGGTACAGGGGAACGGGCACGTTTACTCAGCGCAAAGGGTACGGAGAGTTACTTACACAAGATGAACAAGGCAACCCTTATATGATGCAGTTTTTCCACACCGTAGGAGGAGATCCGCAGCCCCAAAAGACGTCATCAGTTAAGCCCAAAGATGCGACTGCTCCTGCTGCAGGAAAACCCACGTCCACACCTCAAAGAAAAGAGAAAGCAAATAAGCTTTTATCCAGTTTGTTAAGAGAACAAATCGTTGGCAACACACTGGAAGAAGCCTTAAATCCAGCTTCTTTTATGCCTGATTACGGCGCAGTTAATCAGCCATTTGCTGATGTTTCTGCAGCAAGGAACAAGTTCATCATGGGCCTTCTTGATTGATTACACCAATTTATAATTGAGTGACGCGGAGGCTTTGTAGTGCAGTTATCTGACTTCGATAAAAGCAGGGTCAGGTATCACCTGGGTTATTTTACTGTTTCGGTTCCAGCTGGTGATTACGCCCGCCTGGAAGAAGCAATGAATACTATTCCGGATTCATTCTTCTACGACAAAATTACAACCCAAATTGGTCGTTGTGATACCGCCGAAAAGAAGACTGAAGTTGCAACTTCTCCTTCCACTCGACTGGAAACCATTCTGGGCGACGTGGATCGCACGATCAAATCCAGCAATGCCAAGGAGGCATTGAAGGTATGGGACGAAATCTACCTGTACGAAACTAATCGTCTTGCAGGTATCCTCTACGTTCCTAATTACAAAGATCCTTTCCAGGCGCGTTACCGCTACGAACGCTCTGGAGCAGAGTTTATTCAAGCTTTACCTGGTCCTGCAGATACCGCTGTCGGCTCCAGGATTTATTTACATGAGGTGTGGCGATAATGGCACAGCGTACCGCACGACTTTCCAACGCACAGTTGGCATCCTATGCACGTCAGGCAGGATTCCCTGAAGACAAAATCCCTACAATTGTTGGTATTGCCCGCGCTGAATCAGGTGGTAACCCACTTGCGTTGAATCCTAATCGTGCGACTGGTGACGAGTCTTATGGGTTAATGCAAGTCAATATGATTGACTACCCCGACTATCAACTGGGTCAATCAAGGCTACGTGAATTTGGTTTAAAAGAAAAAAGCGATTTGTACGACCCGTTAACCAACATGCGGGCTGCAAAAGCTATTTACGATTCCCAAGGACCAAATGCTTGGTCGGTGTATAAATCTGGAAAATATAAAGAATTTGTTCCTGGCGCTCAGGAGCTTCAAAGTACAGGACAATCTTATGGAGGGACAAGCGCTGCCGCTGGTGGCCTCGACATGAAAAGCGGAGATCCCGAATCTGGATCTGTTCGATCCAGTCTTGCTGATAGTATTCTTAGCCAGTCATTGGGTCTTGGCGGCAAGCCGGAAACTGATAAGAAGAAGTCGATAGCAAACAGCTTGCGGGACTCTATTCTGCAGTCCGTGATGCAAGGCGCAGTTAATCCGTTTGGTGGAGGCATGTTCTGATGGCTGCTTCTAAAGTACAAGACTTTCTTAGTTCTTACCTGGAAGAATATGTTTCCTCTGCATCAGAATCTTCTGATGCCATAAAAACTCCCATCATGTCTCCTGTGCAAACAGAGAAGATGTTTCGTAGTCTGAGTAAGTTTGAACCTTCTAAAGGCCCAAATCTCTACGAAGAGTTTCTTGTTTTACAAAAGAATCCGCAGGCGTTAGGCCAACTGCAAATCGCGCAAAACTCTCCAGGTTTTGTTAATGCGATGTCTATGTTCGGTGGCTAACGCTATAATTAACAAAAAGCAGCATAGTTAGAAGTGTCTAGTACATCCACCAATAAACAGCCGCTTCTCGTTGACCGGCCTCTATTCGACTCCGTGCGAGTCACTACTCAGACTGTTGGTAGTGCATCGACCAACACTTTGTTTGTGCAGGGTGGCCAGGCGCCGTCCATTTTGGTGGACATGGATGCTGCGTTGAGTGAAGATAACAACAACGGTGGTGTTGTAGACGCGATCACCATTACCCGTAACGACTTCTATCGGGAAGAAGATTATGAAGTCAATAGCACTACCTCTGGAACTGTTGTTTCTTTGGTGAGCGGTCAGCTTGTTTTCGTTTCTGACACCGGTGTATTGACCAACGGTACCGCTAGTGGCTACGGCTACTACACCTACACCGGATCTAGTACCCTCACTGGCGTCAATACCGCACTGAATTATTCCGGTGGTATTGCTTCTGGCTTCACTTATCAAGGTGTCGCATACGGAGAGCTGCCTGCTGCAACCTTTGTCTTCTACCACACCCGTGGCACCACCACTCCGATTCCTGCATCGGGTGATTACAAGGTTCTGTTCGCAAAGACCGTCCCTGCCAACAGTGGTGTTGTTGACTGTTCTGACGTGATGCCTCAGCTGGCAACCCCTGTTGCTCAAGCCGGTAATACCAACGGACTTGGTGCAGGCGCTCCTCTCCGTAACCGTGGCATCGTTCTTGAGCGTGGCGACCGTATTTACGTTGGTGTGTTCCCTGACGGACCCAACGCTTCTGGTTACAACGCAGGTGCACACATCAGTGCGCAAGGTGGCTTCTTCTAAAAATGGCTAAAAGAAGCGGAAGTTCTTTCGGTTCTTTCAATAAAACAAAAGATTTTGGACCAGGGAAAGTAGCTCCGATCCGGACAGAGTTCTCACAGGGCTCTGTACCGGATTCCATTTATGCTGCGAACCGAGAATCCGCATGGTCTCGTTGGCGTCGTGGCTTTGAAATTTACGCCAATAGCCTCTACGACAAGTCATATTCGTATACGTTTAACTACCTGATTCCCCTGCCCGCAGGTACCGTTCTTCCTCCAGGAGTCAATCCCCCACAGATTCCAGGGATTTGCCAGGGCTTTCCGACCAAGAACAAAGAACTTGGTATGCACTGGGCAGGTGTCCGTGTTGGCGGCAGCTTGCGGTTTGACAACCTACGGGGCGGTGGCGGTGTTACTGCCTCGATTAAATCCGTCACGGAAGACGAAGACTTCTGGTACGTCTCTTTAAACGGAGGCTGGGACGCATCAAATCCGCTGCCTCCTCCCCTCTTTATTCCCCCTGTGATTGTTGGTGGACGAGAAATTGTTCCAAAACAATACCCAATCAACGGAGAAATTCTGGAAGACCGTGTTGTTGAAGTTGGTGGTACACCGATTACAGCAGCAACAATCGATCCAGATACCCAAAGGCGCTACGGCTACATCCAGGCAGTCCTGGTTGAAACCGATGAGATCAACGGCATCTTGAAGATGCAGAAACTTGGGTCTGTCGAAGCAACTCCTGACGGCGTGTTCCAGACTCCTGCACGGGAAAGTCCTCATGTCGGACGCTTCCTGATCACCGGAACTCGCTACTGCTGTTCTTGCCAGGATTTCTCGCGTCGTGATTACTTCTACATGACGCAGCTGGGAAGCACCAACAAGAAACTTTTCCCTCGCACCAATGTAGCGACGTTGCGTCCTGGTCGATTCGAGATTATGACAGGTACAGAGGGAGACGCGAACGCTGTCAATAACAATGCGATGACCAGTGCCCAGCTGGATCGTCAGATGGAGATTCGTGCGCCGTCTGCTGCCTATAACATCCCGCCAACCGTTACGCCAAACAGTTCGACGGTACCTGGCACCACCAGAGATAACCCTGGTGTTTTCCGTTCGTTTGGTGGTCGGTATGTTCGTAACAACCCACTGCCCTCACTGGAGGGTGCCGTTGCAGAAGGACCGCCTCTCTACAAGGACTACAAAACACGGCAAAACGAAGACGGTTCTTTTACGATCACTGAGCTGACTGACTTTTGGACACCGCTCCTAGATGAGATGCGCTACTGCAAACACATCTATGCGATGAAGTTTGCTGAAAAGGTATTCCCTCCAGAGCCATCTGATTTACCCGTTGAGATGGGCGACATCATTGGCTGGGAGAGGGATTTAGTAGCCAAGACGAACAGAGAAAATCAAACAGCGGCATACAACCTTTCTGTTCGCGGTTTATCTGCGATGGATGTCCCTCCTTACAACTGTCAATCACCAATGATGATGCCGATGTTCCAGAGATTATTTAACGTGCCTTCTACGTTTATTTTGATGGATGGTTTCAGAATGTACGATAAGAACGGTAAGGAATATAATCCTTCTGAAGGCGGTAGACCAGAGGTTTAAATGGCTGATTTCGGTGAGATTGTAGACGGCACTTTTGTGCTTTCTCCTGAACAAGTAGAGATTAGAAAATATGGCTTCAGCGAGATCAAAGCCAGTGGTATTCCAACCATTTACCATGCTGGCGATGTGGTAAACCTCCCCTACACCACAGGGGAAACCTCCACGATCGAGGCTATTGGATTGGCGTGGTCTGCTTTTTCTAGTGGAGTCGGCCCAGCTTAAACTGGGTATATCGAACCACAGAAAATACAATGCCTTTACATTTTGATCGAGTTGATTCTGCGCTATTTGATGTCTATAAAGTCCAAACTTGTTCGGGTAAACCCCTAGAAGTTATTACTGCAAGCGGAGGAGCGAACTATATCCTTCCCGCTGGCGTTGCTGGTGACGCTTTTGGGAGATTGCGGGTTTCTAACCCCACGACCTTATTTGATAGCCAGCATCGTTATCAAGAAAACGACAAGTGGAGTAACGTCATTAGCGGAAGTGCTTCTACGACTTACGTCGCAGATGAGAGCGCTGTAAACCTGACGGTCACTGCAGCTTCTGGCGATGCTGTTTACAGGGAAAGCAAGAAGGTTTTCCCCTATCAGCCAGGGAAATCCCTGTTGGTTTTTGCCTCCCATTCTTTTGCTGATGACCAGACCAACCTAAGACAACGTGTTGGATACTTCGGTACCGAAAACGGTGTGTACTTTGAGAAGGATGGCGAGGATCTTTTCTTTGTCCTGCGCTCCAACGTAAGCGGCTCCGTGGTTAATACACGGGTTGCACAGACGAGCTGGAATGGAGACAAACTGGATGGGAACGGTGCATCTGGCGTCACACTGAACGCTTCGAGAGCCAACATCCTGTGGATGGATTTGGAATGGTTAGGCGTTGGTGACGTCCGTTGTGGTTTTGTTATTAACGGTGAGCTTATTCTTTGCCATACATTCAGAAACACCAATACCAACAACAGCACCTACATGACAACCGCAGCATTACCGCTGCGCCAAGAGATTGAGACCACAGATACCGTCGTTTCTGGTACGTCTGCAAAACAGATTTGCAACACGGTTATTTCTGAGGGTGGTTATCAGGTTGCAGGTGACACCTACTCTGTTGACAGGGGAACCACAAACGCATCCCTGGATGACGCAGGCACCACATATCCGGTTATCACACTGCGTCTCAACTCATCTCGGCTTGATTCCGTTGTGGTCCCACAGGCAATTGAAGCTGTGGTGACGAGCAACGCCAATATCCGTTGGAGTCTAATCAAGAACGCAACCTTGTCTGGAGCCAGTTACAGCACCCATTCCAACGGTAATGTTGACTTTGACATCACTGCTACCGGATTGAGCGGTGGAACGACTGTTGCCGCAGGGTACTTGGAGAAG